GTTCTATTCATGTATTTCCTACTCCAGCAGCTAGTCCAAATGCTTTTAAAGTTGAAAGTGTTACATTTCCGACTGTATTAGCAAGTGCTTCAAATATAACAGATAGTCCAGTAGACCCTTTTCCTGATAGTATTGAAGATATAGTTGTTTTAGGTGCTTGCGCTAAAGCATGTCAGTATTTAATGGCAAGAGTTAAAGATTCTATGCCTTCAGAACCTGTATTGGTTTTAAGCGATATTGCAGTACCAAGTACACCAAGTAATCCTACTATTAGTTATTCAAATGCTACTATAGGTGATGCAGTATCTGCTGCACAAGATGCTATTACTGCTGGACCAACAGATGCAGCTGGTACTAGCTCAACAGGTTCATCATCTTCTGCTTATTCAAAACCTACTGTTGGTGGAACAGCAGATGAGTTAACTGATATTACAGCGTTAGATACTGAAGATACTATAGATGATTATGATGGAAACTCAATAGAAGTAGACCAATGGTTTGCAACTTTAGCACATTTTATAGAAGGTGAAGAAGATGCTGAGCTAGCAGGCGCACAAATAGCTAAAATAAATAGTTATATTGATGCTTTTAATGCAGAGGTAGCTTCTGCAAGAAATGCAATGCAAGCAACGATTGAAGATGCTAGAAATTCTACCCAAGCAAGTATAGCAACTGCTGGTGATGCAACTAGGGCATCTATTGCTAATGCTGCAAATGATGTACAGGCTTCTGTTGCAAAAATGAATCAAAGTACAAGTGCTGCTATAAGTAAAATGAGAGAAAGTACAAACGTAAACGTTACAAATGCAGCTAGAACACTTGAAGCGTCTATTCAAGATTATGCACAAGAAGTTGATAAGTTTCAAGCTGATGTTCAAAGATATTCTTCTCAAGCTCAAGCAGTACTATCTGAGTATAGTACAGACGTACAAAAGTATACTGCTCAAGTAGATAGATACACAAAAGAATATAGTTGGTATCAAGACCAGTATGCTAGATTTGACACAAAATACAAAGAAGCACTACAAGTCTTAATTGCTAACTAATGTCTGATAAAAAAATAATTACAAAAGTTATGGTGCATCCTACGGAGTATGTTAATGCACAAGCTCGCCACTATAATGATAGCGATATTGGTAAACGTTTATCTGGTAAAAATAGTGTTGATATAAACAACAGTCAACATTCTAGTTTTTATTCTTCAGATAAAGAAGTTACAAGTGTAGGAGCTGTTTTAAATTCAGGTGGTGTTACTGTTATATATATTATGATAAAAAATAAAACAAATAACGATGTGTTTTTAGCATTAGATGGTAGTAATTACACAACAAAGATTTCTAAAAATGATGTTTTTTCCTCTGAAGTAAATTCAGTTTCTTCAGCTAATATAAAAGTAAAAACAACTTCTGGTACAAGTAACGTAGAATATATAGTAGCACAATGAGCGCAGTAGCAAGAAAAATACAATATAATACGCAAGTTATTCCATATAACTTAAACTCAATTACGCCAACTAGTATTGTTTTTGAAGAGTTTACAAAGACTTATAGTTCTACAACTGAAAATGTTATTGATTCTGATATTAAAAAATCATATGGATGTAATAGTTCTATAGATGTTACAGCAAATCAAGTAAATGATAAATGGTTTAGCGTTGAAGCAAAGCATTGGGATGATACACATGAAACATGGAATTTAATGGATAATAAAAATTGGGATGAAATAGGTGAAGATTTGACTACTTCTGGAGAACAATTAAATTCTTCTAGTACTGCTTTAGTATTTGGTTATTTTAAAAATATCGGTTCTAACCCAATATTATTAAGTAATGATGGTGGTTCTAATTATTTATTTAAGATATCTGTTGGTAGCGCTTTATATTTTAAGGCAAGTGGAATTAATGTAAATTCTATTTATGCAAAATCATCAACTGGAACAACTTCAATAGAATTTATGGTAGCTATCTAATGCCTAAAAAAAGTTTAGTAATAAATAAATTTAATGGTGGTCTTAATAATAACGCACTACCAAGAGATGTTGCTCCAGATGAATTAGTTGATATTAATAATTATATGGTTGATGAAATTGGTTCTATAAGACCAATGGGAAATTTTTCAGATACATTAGTATCAGCTGCAGAAGTTCGTGATTATACACCAATAGGAAATTATAATTTATATGCATATTCAACTGATTTTGATGATAGTGGTGGAGCTGGACCTTTTCATCAAATAGTTTACGCTAGTGCTAATGCTAGCAATGGTATGCAGGTTATTACAGAAGATGACCATACAGATACTTTTAATGGTGTTTTAGTATTAGGTTCAACTACATCAAATCAAAAAGTTGTTTTTCATAATGTAGATGGAAGGTTATATGCAAGTGACTCTACTTTTACCAATGCATCTACTAATAAAGTAAGAGAATATATAAAAGCTACATATCATCCTTATACTGAAGGTACTGGTTCTACAAGAAGTGTTGGTGCATGGACTGATTATAGCAATACTTTAACTGCACCAAGTCAAGGTGCTAGTTTAAAATACGAATCAAATCCTAGTGTTGCATCAGGTGGTATTCAGCATGCTATTGTACGTTTAGATGGTTCAGGAACTGGAACATGGGATATAACTAATACTAATACAGTAGGTGAAGGTTTTGATTTATTTTATTCATATGTTTTAAGAGATGGCTCTGAAACTAAATTAAAATCTTATACTAAATCAAGTTTTGCAAATGATGCTAATTGTCAACTTACTTTTAAAATATGGTTATTGCATCCAACAAATCATGCTTCTTTAGGAACAGATATATCTAATCAATATAAAGGTATAAGGATATATTGGAAAACTTATGGTACCATATATGAAAATACTCATCAATTATTAATTGACATTGATTTTGAAAAAGGATACAAAATTGGAACTTCTAATTATTACAGTTCAAATTATGAATATTTTGCAGATAATACAGATATAAGTAGCACCACATTTGACTCATATGTAAGTATAGGACCTTTTGCTAATCCATCTGAAATAGCAAATGTTACCTATGAAATATTAAATGGTATTTCAGAATCTGATATTATAACAACGTACAGATATAAAACTGCTGTTGTTGCAAACAGAAGAGTATATCTTGGTAATGTAAACTATGACTCAAAAAATCATGGTGATAGAATTATAAAATCAAGAGTTAATAAATTTTCTACATTTTCTAAAACAGATATCGTAGATGTTACTGTTGGAGATGGTGATGAAATTACTGCACTTGAAGTTTATGCTGATAGGCTTTTGCAATTTAAAAATAAAAAATTGCACATTATAAATATTGCTAAAGAATTTGAATTTTTAGAAGATACATTTATTGGAAAAGGTTGTGCTGGACCTTATGCTGTAACTAAAACAGATTTTGGAATTGCATGGGTAAATGCAAGTGGATGTTATTTATATGATGGTAGAAGAATTGTAAATTTATTAGAAGAACGAGATGGTAAGTTAATAAAAGATTCAATTTGGGAAGCTTTTGTAGGAAATTTAGGTACATCTTCGATTGGTTATGCACCAAAAAATAGATTATTAATTATATTTAAAACAGGTATATCAGCAGATAATGATATGTATGCATATCATTTGCCTACAGGTAGTTGGGTAAGAGGAGATGCTCTTACGATGGATATAAAATCAAATTTTATTGTAACTAAAGACAATAAATTAGCAGTATTAGATAAAGTAGCATCTGGAAATATAACAAGTGCTATAATACGTTCTTGGAACAATGCATCGCAAGACCATGCAGATTCTGCTATAATAACAAAAGATATAGATTTTGGAAATGCAGGAACTAAAAAACATATTAAAAAAGTTATTGTATCCTATCAATTAGCTTCTGGTAATTTACCATCATTAAAATATGATTTAGATGGTGGTACTACTTTAACTAGTACTTTTGCTTCTACAGGTGTAACAACTAATGCAGATTTTAAAGGTGTGGAATATGTGCCTAGCAGTCCAATAAGAAATGCGCACTCTATTTCATTAAAATTTAGTGGTGCAGTAGATAGTACTTTTATAATTAGCGATATATCAATAATTTACAGGGAAAAAAGTGCTAGATAATGGCTAAAAACAGACAAGACCGAATATCAGTAGTCGAAAGGCAAGAACGTATTTTTGTTGGTTTTGGTACACCAAGTCCTAGCGAACTGCAAGATTCTGTTCCAGTTTTTAGAAAAGTTGGAGCAAACGTTATACAATATATTAAAATAGGTAATCAAATTTACCAACAAACATTAACACCAATAGGTACATAATATGGCAATTACAGCAAGAGCAGCAAAATTTGGCAAATTAAGTGGCGATATTGCTACAGCAAAAGGTTCGGCAAAAGCAATAGTTAGAAGAGCAATGATAGAAGCTGATGTAAAAACAAAAAAAGACCAATCTGTTATTGATGCTATTGGTGGTTTATTTGATTTAGCAGGTAGCGTAGCTGAAACAAGAGAAGATTACAAAACTGCAAAAAGAGGTGGTTTTGAAGGTGGTTTTTATGACTTTTTAACGCAACCAGAAGAATCTGGTAAGTCTATACAAATAGGACAAGCAGCTAAAGAAAAAGGCGAAAATGTTTATTATGATGTCAATAATAATACTTTTGTAGATGTTAGTGAAAAATTAAATTTAAATCAAATTGAACGTACTTTTGATGCTACTGAAAAAGCATTGGGAAGAGATTTAACTTTAGATGAGCGTGAGGAAGCATTTACCACTATGCGTAACAAAGAATTTATTACTAGCTCACCTTTAAATGTTAGAGAATTAGAAACAATGGGTATAGATACAGGAACAGAAAGACCAAGTATTTTATCTATTTTAATGAGCAGACTAAGGGGGAGTGATTAAAATGAATAATTTATATTCTATCTTAGCAAAAAAAGGAAGAGGTGGAGATACACAACTTCGATATGTTGATGGTGAATTAGCTCATGTAAATAATACAGAAGCAGAAATTTTAGATAATAATGGTTTAGAAGGTGAAAGGTTAGTAAAAGAACATGGTTCTGGTACTATAAATCCAGAAACAGGTTTAAAGGAATATAATCCATTAGCTATTATTGCAGGTGCAAAGCTAGCTTATGATATAGGTAGCAATCTTTTTGGTGCATCTAAACAAAGTGAAAGAAATAAAGGTT